CGGTGATACTGTTAGTTACAGCTACGTTACTGACGATGTGTATGGCTACGAGTATCAGTCGGCAGTTCTCTTCAATGCTGAGGAAGGATCGTATGATTTTTTTACTACGATTGGCACTCAGTTTGGAGGTAATGTTATTCCTGCCCCCGGTGCTCTCGCTATGCTTGGGCTCGCTGGGCTTGGTAGGAGAAATAGAAAGGAATAAGTATGAGTGTTTGTACTCATCACGAACCCTGTCCTCAATGTAGAGGGCAGGGTCGTGATACTAAAGGAGACAACCTTGCGGTCTATGATGATGGTCACAAGTATTGTTTCGCATGTGGATATTGGGAAGGAGATAAACCCATGAATGATATGAAACCAGAACCTGTTTATGATGAAGATTGGAAACCTTACAAGGGTACCTGTCAAGTTCTTTCACATCGTGGTATTAATCAAGATGCTACTAGAAAGTTTGACTATCAATCTTCTAACATGAATGGTCAAGAAGTAGAGATTGCTAACTACTACAGTGATGGAGAGCTTGTTGCTCAGAAGTTGCGTGGTCCTGATAAGCAATTCAAATGGGTGGGCAAAGCTCACAAACTCCCGCTGTATGGACAATGGCTGTGGCAATCCAAGGGTGGCAAGAAACTTGTCATTACCGAGGGTGAAGTCGATGCGATGACTGTCTACCAACTTAATGGTGGCTGGCCTGTAGTCTCACTACCAACGGGAGCACAAGGTGCATTGAAGTCTATCAAGGATAACTTGGAGTTTGTTAACTCATACGACGAAGTTATCTTGATGTTTGATGAAGATGAACCGGGACGAGATGCAGCCAAGAAGGTTGCTGAGGCATTGCCTCCGGGTAAATGCAAGATTGCTAACTTGCCATTCAATGATCCTAACGATTGTTTGTTGGCGGGTAAGGGCAAAGAGGTGATGAATGCTATGTGGAATGCACAGCACTACAGCCCCGACGAGATCTTGCACATCTCTAATATTAATCTTAATGAAGATACAGAACAGAGTGTATTCTCTTATCCTTGGGGTAACATGAACAAGTTCTTGATTGGTCAACGATCAGGAGAGATTACTCTTTGGACATCGGGTACTGGCTCAGGTAAGTCTACTATCATTCGTGAAATCATTTGGGATCATCTCAAACGAGGACGCAAGTGCGGTGCTATCATGCTAGAAGAATCACCCAAAGAAACTATCGAAGATATTATCTCTTTGATTATCAACAAACCTGTTCGATCTATTCGTGCCGAACGATTGATGCATAAGTTGATGGAATCAGAAGGTCAAGATACTTTACCTACAAATGAGATTGACACATTCAATGATGCAGAGTATCATGATGCCTTGGGTAAACTTAGCAAGACTGGCTTCTACATCTACGACCACCTTGGTAACAACGGTGTAGAGAATCTTGTGCAACGCTTGGAGTTCATGGCTGTATCCTTGGGTGTAGAAGTTATTGTGCTTGACCACATTACTGCTGCTGCTACAGGTATGCTTGGGTCTATGAACGACAACGAGCGACTGTTGATTGACAGTCTTATGAAAGAGTTGCGATCACTGGTGTCACGCACTGGCGTACACATTCACATCGTATCTCAGCTTGTCAAGAATGGCAAGGCATTTGAAGAAGGCGAACGTATTACCATGCAGGATCTTAGAGGCTCAGGTTCTCTTGCTTCTGTACCTAATACTGTTATCGCATTGGAGCGTAACCGACAAGACCCAGATGAGGTGGTTAAGAATACAACTACAGTTCGTGTTCTGAAGAACCGTCTGACTGGTAAGTGCGGTATAGCTTCAGCCCTCTACTACAACCACAACTGCGGTAGACTGGAGGAAGTCGAGTATCAGGAGTCTGATGCAGGCAATGTAACGTTTAACTAATAGGAGGAAGAGTCTCATGAACCGACTCGTACTAGACATTGAAGCCAACGGCTTGAACGAAATTAATCTAAATACAAAAGGCGATGTGATACCTGAGGTAACTCAGGTTCACTGCCTTGTTATCAAGGACGTAGATACAAATGAAATTAAAACTTATACTGGTGTGGATATTAGATCTGGTGTTGATGTGTTGCGCAATGCCGACTGTCTTATTGGCCATAACATTACGATATATGACATTCCTGTGCTCGAAAGGTTCTACGGTCCTATTCACACTGAGCAACAAGATACTCTCATTATCTCCCGAATGATGTACCCTGAACGGGGTGATCATCCTTTGGGTGGTAACTCGCTTGAATGTTGGGGTAAACACCTTGGCTGTCACAAGCAAGACTATCAGGGAGGATGGGAAGAATACTCAGACGAAATGCTAGAGTATTGTATTCAAGATGTAGAAGTGTCTCACAAAATCTGGGAGGCACAACAGGAGTTTATTAATGCAAATCCCAAATCCGTTTGGTTGGAACAACAAGTTACAAGAATTATTTCTAATCAAATTGCTAATGGCTTTTGCTTTGACATTGATGCTGCATACGATTTGGAAGAAGAGTTGCAGTACAATAAGATTTCTATTGAGGATGAAATGAGACAATCATTTCCACCTATCACTGAAGAACGCTGGTCCGAGAAAACAGGACGGCGACTCAAGGATAAGGTAACAGTCTTCAACCCGGGTTCCCGCAAGCAGATTGCGGAGCGGCTTAGTGCCAAGTATGGTTGGGTACCCCCACTGACCGACAAGGGTAATCCAAAGGTTGACGAAGCTGTGCTTAGAGAACTCAAGTATCCAGAAGCTAAGGTACTTATCAAGTACTTTGATACTATCAAACTACAAGGTCAAGTATCTGACTGGATCAAGCGGGCTTACCATAGCCGTGATGGTAAGATTCACGGCATGGTAAACCCACAGGGTACGGTGACTGGTCGTATGACCGCATCGCAACCTAACCTGCAACAAGTGTCAGGAGACAAGAGAGCACGAGCATTGTTCAAACCTTCCGCTGGTAATGTACAAGTCGGTATTGATGCTAGTGGTCTTGAAGCACGCATGCTTGCATCCCGTATGGCTAAGTATGATCAGGGAGCGTATGCTAAGATTATCTTGGAGGGAGACATTCACTCTGAGAATCAACATGCTGCTGGACTACCTACAAGAAACGATGCTAAGACTTTCTTCTATGGTTTCTTGTATGGTGCAGGTAATGAAAAGATTGGCAAGATCATTGGCAAGAATGCTAATGCTGGTGCTGCTCTTAAGAAAAAGTTCTTGACTCGCTTGCCAGCTTTGAAGAAAGTTATTGATGATGTCAAGGCACATGTAGATCGTACTGGTAAAGTCAAACTGCTTGACGGTAGACTTGTACCATGTCGATCACAACATGCTGCACTAAACGTGCAACTGCAAGGTGATGGTGCTATTGTTATGAAGGTAGCACAAGTTCTTCTTGAACGCAAGATCAAAGA